AATGAGCACATCTGAATTGAGAAGAGACATTATGGTGTTTGCTAGAGTAAACCCAGAAATGTTTATGAATGCAATCAATGACCCAGAAGCTAAAATGAAATCAACAGTTAAGATGTTCTTTGAATCTAAATTGTTATCTTTGAGGAATAATGAAAGGGATGTATATTTCAACTTGGATGGAAACAAGAAAAGAATGTGCATCATCCCATTTGGTGCAAACCACATTGAATTTTTAGCTGAGTGGTTTGAGTCGGACGAGGGTCTGGAAATATTTGAATTTTTAGAAAAGAATCTATAGTTTCATTCTGAATATTGTTTTTCATAATTGAGGGGTTTACGCCCCTCTTTTTTTTTGGCTATCTTTGTGACAAAGTGTAACAGATGATAAATTCCGTTAGAAATACAGTGTTGTCCATACTAAACAAAAACAACTATGGATATATTTCTCCATCTGATTTTAACTTGTTTGCAAAGCAGGCTCAGTTGGATATATTCGAGGATTATTTTTATCAGTACAACTACAACATAAACAAGGAAAATGCTCGTGCATCTGGAACGGGGTATGCTAATATCACTAAGGGCTATGAGGAGTCTATAAATATTTTTTCAGAATCTAACTTTTTGGTTCATAGTTCGATAAATAAATTTTTTACTCCAAGTCCTAGCACAACAAACGATAACTATTACCTGCTAAATAGGGTTGATATATACACCAATTTACGGGCGAATGGTTTTACCAATGGAACTGGTACGAATGAATTGATTGACACACTTACTGATTTTATTGCATCGGGGGTAAAGGCGGGAGATATTGTATTAAACTTAACAGACAATACAAGTTCTGAGGTGGTTTCAGTAGCTACCAATGTTTTAACAATAGATGATGACATATTTGTTTTGGGAGATGAGTTTTCTGTTTATAGTGGTTCAGATATATCTGAGGCTGAGAGAGTTAGCCAATCTAAGATATCCTTGTTGAACTCTTCATTATTGACAGCACCATCAAATACGTTTCCAGTATACACACAGGAGGAACCATATTTATATATGTTCCCTAAAACAATAAACTCATACGGTGCTGTAAAGTGTCAGTACATAAGATATCCCAAAGACCCCAAGTGGACGTATGTTGCATTGTCTGGCGGAGAGCCGTCATTTAATGCATCATCTCCTGATTATCAAGACTTTGAGATTCCTATTTCGGATGAACCGACTTTGGTGTTGAAGATACTCCAATACGCAGGTATGTCTATAAGAGAGGTTGCTGCAACTCAGTTTGGTCAGAGTCTAGAAAATTTAGAAACTCAAAAAGAAAGATAATAAAATATGGCTTATTTGTCTGAATATCAATACTATGAGAATGATGGTAACTCTCCATCTAACGCCAATTGGGGGTCCTACCAATATGTATCATTAAAGGATATCGTTAACAACTTTATGTTGATGTATGCTGGTAATCATAGTCTAGTAAATAACGAGGAGAGGTTCAAGGTTTTATTCCATGCAAAGCGTGGTATACAAGAACTTAATTACGATGCATTCAAAGAGATTAAGATACTTGAACTAAATGTATCAAACACATTAAAGTATGTGCTTCCAAGTGATTACGTAAATTGGGTTAGGATATCTCTGTATCAGAACGGTGTTCTCAGACCGATGAGTGAAAATATTCAAACCAACTGGAGTGATGCGTATCTGCAAGATAATGATGCCAATATATTGTTTGATATCAATGGCAATATATTAAAACCTGAGTTCTCGAACATAGATTATGAGAGAATTAAGGGGACAAAAAAGTCGATATACTTGAATCCAAATAACCCACAGTTTGATGGGTTTGAGGGATACTACTACGATGGAGAGTGGTACTTTGATTTTCAGGTAGGAGCTAGGTTTGGTTTAAATACAGAGACTGCAAACTTCAACCCCACATTTAAGATTGACAAAAAAAGTGGAGTTATAAATTTTAGTTCTGACATGGCTGGCGAGCTTTGTATATTGGAATATGTTTCAGACGGAATGGAGGGAGGAGATGACACGCAGATTAGTGTTAACAAATTATTTGAGGAGTATATATATGCATACATCGAGTATTCAATATTGCACTCAAAATTAAATGTCCAAGAATACATAGTCAGAAGGGCACAAAAAAAGAAGTCATCGCTTCTTAGAAATGCTAAAATAAGAATGAGCAATATTCATCCATCAAGACTATTGATGAATATGAGAGGTCGTGATAAATGGCTAAAGTAATATGGCGAGCACAAAAAGAAATTTTGTATTAGGTAGAATGAATAAGAGCCTTGATGAAAGGCTTGTACCTAATGGTGAATATGTTGATGCACTCAATGTTAGACTTGGGTCTACCGAGGAAAGCGAGATTGGTTCTGTTGAAAACTCAAAGGGTGTAACAAAACTAACAACAATAACATATGAAGGAGCCACTCTATCTACATCTGCTAGATGTATTGGGGCGTATGAGGATGGTGCTAGGGAAACCATTTATTGGTTTGTACACGACTCAGACTTTTCGTTGGGTACAACAGGTAAGCTCGATTTAATTATATCGCTAGACATCAACAAAAACATTATGACATATCATGTCATTAGTATTGATGATGGTGATAATGCGAATACGATACTAAACTTTAATCCATCTTATTTAATAACTGGTGTCAACATGGTTGATGACCTGTTGTTTTTTACGGATGATTATAATCCTCCAAGGTTTATAGATATAAATAAAAATTACGCAAAGCCAACATCGTTAACTCAAGATGGTATAACGTCTGAGGAGTTGCTGGTTATAAAGAAACCACCACTAGAAACGGTTGGTATTAATAGCATATTGAATGCGTCTGAGGATACATTCTTGGAGGATAGATTCGTATGCTTTGCGTACAGATGGAGGTATAGTAATAATGAGTACTCTGCAACATCTCAATTTAGTGCTCCATCATTTACACCTAGTTTGTTTTCTTATAACTATTCTACGGGGTTGAATGATGGTATGTTGAATAAGGCAAATTCTTGTCAGATTACTTACAACTCTGGAGGTGAGCTTGTTGTTGGTATTGACCTATTGTGGAAGGATATGCAGACTGGAAACATTAGGGTCATTGATAAGCTAGACAAATCAGAATTGGGTCTTGCTGATAATACGGACTTTACGTATACGTTTGATAGTAGTAAGATATTTACGGTACTACCAGACAGTGAGATACTTAGGCTGTATGATAATGTTCCAAGACTAGCTAAAGCCCAAACAGTTATGGGCAATAGGTTAATGTATGGTAATTATCTTGAGCAGTACAACCTAATTGATATCAATGGATTCCCAACAAAGTTGGAATATACGGTTGACTTGATTAGCGAGGATATTGGTCTAGAGTCTTTATCTAGTTCCATATCAAATCAAACATATACGTGGGATGGTTCAAATGAAACAGCACCGTCTGTTTTGAATTTAACCAACCTAGATAGTGTTGAGTTAGTTCAGGGCTCTGTTATTGAGTTTACTGTGTCGTACACTCATTATAGTTTTTATGAGACACTTGGTACGCCCACACCCACTCAGCAGAATCCTGAGACAACAATTACATTTACATATACATTGCCTCAAGATTTTGATAGTGCATATGACTTATCTATCAGCGATGATTTCAAGGAAAAGATTGGGACTAATGGAAACATTCAAACAGTTGCAAATTGTTCATCTGGAACAACACTGACCGATGTCTTTAACTGTTCACTACTGCAAAATATTGACAGCCTAGAAAAGTATGAGAGTGGAATCAGTGGTGCAAATCAAGCGATAAAAATAGTGTCTAGCGCAAGCAGTCCGAATCAAATTGGATTTGTTCTTCCTGCGATGCGTTACGTTGATAATCCTACATCAATTACTCAGAGTGTTTATGAGTATTTTGAGGTTACATTCATCGATGCAACATTCTCTTCATACGGTGCTCCAACTAGTTTGCATAGCGATAGGAGCTACGAGGTTGGTATTATATACATGGATGAATTTGGTAGGGCTACAACCGCTTTGGTAAGCCAAACAAACGCATTGAGTGTTCCTTGTTCTGCTTCTGCTTTAAAAAATTCTATAAGGGTTACCATACCAAAAGAGCAGATAGCACCATCGTGGGCTACAAAATATAAGTTTTGCATAAAGTCTGACAAGGAGAAATACTTTAATGTATATTCTCAGTATTTCTTTAGGGACCAAGCTACTGGGTCTGATTATTTTTTATTGGAGGGACAGAATGCAAGAAAAGTTGAGGAGGGTGATTTATTGAGAGTTAAGGCTGACACAAATGGGTCAGTTGATAAATGTGTCACAACTTCTGTATTAGAGAAAAAGTCACAAGAGGCTGACTTTTTAAATCCAGCCCCCCTTGACCCAGATGGTCAAGAGATGTCCGTTCCAGCTGGAGTATATGCAAAAATGAGAGCTTCTAACTTTT